GTGGTTAGCTGAAAAAGGAGCTCGTGAAAAGACAAAAGCAGAAGCACAAGCTTTGATTGACGCTGAAGTACAAGCGGGACAAGCTGCTTACGATGCTGAGTCTGAAGAATACAAAGCTATGCATGATAGACCAGGCGATATAATTCTTCCATAAGGAATTTTTAAATGGCAACATACGAAGAAATATACGGTAAACGTGTAGAGGTACTAGACACTGACCCCACGCTAAATTCAGCGTATGAGGGACAGGTGTGGTATAACTCTGCTTCAGGTACATTAAAATCTGTTGTAAGTTTTTCTGCATGGTCTGCTCAACCCAACACTATTAATAATTTAACTGGTGGTGGTAATATGGGATTTGGAACTTCATCAACATCTGCTTTATTTACAGGTGGTGGTCCAGTGCCCGATGCTACAGCTGGATCACAAAAAACTGAAGAGTGGAATGGGTCAGGTTTTGCAGCACAAGCAGATATTCCTCAAACACTAAATCAAATGAATGATGGTAACATGGGATTTGGTACTACAACATCAGGTCTTGTTAGTGGATCAGCTCCTGGAAGTGGAGCTATTAATAACTGGTCACAAGATTGGAATGGAACTTCGTGGGAAGCAACACCTACTATGCCTACTACAGGAAGAGGAACGGCAGCAGGTTATGGTGTTTTAACTGCTGGTTTAAATATTGGTGGTTATGGTAATCCAATTCCACCTGGAAGATTAACTAGAGCTGAAGAGTATACGGGTTCGGCTTGGACATCTGGTGGTACTTTAAGTACAGGTAGATATAATATTGGTGGTGGAGCTGGCACACAAACAAGTGCTGCAGCTTGTGGAGGACAAGGACCTTCAGACAAAGAATCTATAGTAGAAAATTACGATGGATCATCTTTTACTTCGGGAGTAGCTTTACCTCAAAAAATTAGAGGAGGAAGAACTGCAGGAACAAGTGATAGTGCATATATTTTTTGGGGAGGTAGTGCTCCTCCTGGTGCAGTAGGGGAAACTTTAGAATTTGATGGAACAGCTTTTACTGATTTAGGAGCAGACATGGGAACTGCAGGATCAAGTGGTGTGTGTGCTGGAACTACTACAGCGGCAATAAATATAATGAGTGGACCGTCTCCAGGACAAAATAAAACACAAGAATTTAGTAAATCAATTAGTTCAATTGTTGAAGGAGCATGGGCTAGTGGAGCAACTATGAATAATTCTGGAACAAGTAGTGCAGGATTTGGAACTATGACAGCAGGAGCCTTAGCTGGTACAGGACCAGGAGTTGATTTTGAAACTTACGATGGAACTTCTTGGACAGATAGACCTAATTTAAACTCAAACCATGGAGCAGGCGGAGGAGCCGGAACTACAACAGCAGGATTATGTTTTGGTGGAAATCCAACTTCAACTGCAGACTCAGAAGAATGGAATGGCTCAGCTTGGTCAGAAGGAAACAATTTAAATCAAGCAAGATCAAGTTTAGGTTCTGCTACTTCAGGAACACAAACAGCAGCTTTAGCTTTTGGTGGAGAAACAAATCCAGGCGGAACTATTAGAAACAATAGTGAAGAATATGATGGGACTGATTGGACAGCCGGACCTACTTTAAACACTGCAAGATATGGTGGGGCAGGAGCAGGAACTTCAACTGCAGCTTTATTTGCTGGAGGAAATACTCCTCCGTTTACTGCAAACTCAGAGGAATGGAATGGTTCAAGTTGGTCAGAAGGAAACAATTTAATAACTGCTAGAAGAGATTTAAACGGAGCCGCAAATGGTCTTCAAACATCCGCATTACTTTATGCAGGAGAAGCTTCTCCTGGAACTACAGGTGCTACAGAAGGATACGATGGAACAACGTGGTCAACAAGACCAAGTTTGTCTACTGCTGGAAGTAATAGAAGTGGGTTTAATTCTGCAGGTAATACAGCAGCAATAGCAGCGGGCCCTAGTAGTTCAACAGAAGAATTTACTGGAGCAACAACAGCAGTTACAGCTAAAACATTGACAACTAGTTAAAAATAGTTATATTAGAAAGTATATATGAAAGGAGCAATATGACAGAAAAACGTAATATACATGCATTAATAGAAAAAGAAGCACCTAGCTTAAATAACTTATTAGATCCGGAGGATGTAAAAGAATTTAAAGCAATGACTTCTGAGCTTAGAGATACTTGGACTAAGAAACAGGTATTTAGAACTGAAACAGAAATGAGAATGTCTGTTTTACAAGACATGAAATATCCAACTAAAGCTGCAAAGTATTGGCAATGTGTTAGAGAACAAAACGTATTTTTAGAAAATTTAATGAGTTTATCATTTGATTGTAGAAGACAAGAAGCTAAACTTAAATGGTTAGAGAAAAAAGTAGAAACAGAAAAAGACGAATACAAATTAGAAAAATATAAAATAGATCTTGATGAAACTAGATATAGTCTTGCTAACATGCAACTTGTAGCTCGTGATAGAATGAGGGAAATTAAATTATGGTCTACATTAAAGAAAGAATTTGATGACGGTTCGTTTAATACGCAAGATGTTAACAGACATCAATTAGAATCGTATCATCACATTATGAAAAATAAGGCAGAAACATTAACTTCTGGTTCAAGTCAACCTGAAGTGTTTAATGTGTTAGGTCAATTAAAAACAATAGAAAGAGTTAAGAAATCAGGAGAAATGATTTACAACAAGAAAGAACAATTGTCTCATGACCTCGGAGCCAAAGAAAAATAAAAAATTATTTTTTTTAGTTGCAATGCCAAGATCGGGAAATACCGTTTTTGCTTCTTTAATAAATCAAAATCCTGAGATAGTTTGCACAGCTAATTCTATAACTCTTGAGATTATGAAAGATTTATATTTGTTAAAAAAAACAGATGTGTTTCAAAATTTTCCAGATCATAGGTCATTAGATAATGTGTTAGATTCGGTGTATAATAATTATTATAAACATTGGCCGCAACGAATTATCATTGATCGTGGACCTGTAATGGCTCCAGGTAATCCCGGTAACTTTGAATTAATAAAAAAATATTTTAAACGTCCTTTTAAATGTATTGTTTTGCTTAGAGATTTAATGGATGTGTTAGCAAGTTATATGAAATGGTATACAGAAAACCCTGATGCATTTCCTAATAAGTATGGAGATACTACAGACGAACAAAAATTATTAAGACTAATGAACGTTGGCGGCGCTGTAGCAAAAGAATTAGAAGCAATTAAAAATTCTTTTAATTATCCCGATCTTTGTCATTTTGTAAAATTTAATGATCTTATAAAAAACTCTAAAGAAGAATTACAAAAAATATATAAATTTTTAGAAGAGCCATACTATCCACATTATTTTGAAAACTTGAAAAATATTAATATAAATGGTATAGAATATGACGACACAATCGTAGGAAAGAATATGCACAAATTACATACAGGAAAAATTGAAAAGGTTTATAATCCTTATATAGAAAAAATTCCTTTAAGTATTAGAGAAAAATATGGGCACATTAAATTTTAATTTTATTTTTTTAGGTCAATCAGTATTGAGATATCAAGTGCCTCTTGATGTATATAATATTATTAATCATATTTATGAATCAAAGTATTCTAAACTTAAGCCTGCTAACAAACAGTTGGTGGGTAAAATAGAAAAAGAACATAGTTTATTTTATGATGGTGTGGATAACGACAAAATGACTAAACATAATCATTTACCACGTAATGTATTAAATTGGTTTGAACAAACATTTGACCATTATTTACAATGGAATAAAATAAAAAATTATACTATGCATTTTAATTCTGTATGGGTTAACACAATGTTTGAACATGAATACAATCCAGTGCACGTGCACCAAGGAATGTTTTTTACTGGTTTGTCTAGCGTTATGATTTTAAAATTACCACAATCCTATGGGGTAGAATATTCATCAGCCGACCAACCACAAAACGGTAAGCTACAGATATTAGGTTCAACTAATGGACAGTTTGCAAATATAGATTATCAACCAGAAATTAAAGAAAGAGATTTTTTTGTATTTCCATATGACATGAGACATTGTGTATATCCTTTTAATGGACCTGGAATGAGAAGAACTCTTGCAGCAAATATGGATGTTGATTATAATCCAGTTCAAAATAGAGGAATAAGTTAATGTACAAAAATAAACACATACTTGAACCTAAATGGAAAAGTTGGATTATAACAACAACCACTCCATTATTTACACCAGATCAATGTAGACAAATTATAGAAGCTGGAAGACGACAAAAACCACAACAAGCACAAGTTGGTATGGGTAAACCTGGAGGTGGTACAGATACAAAGAAAAGAGTAACTACAATATCATGGTTACCATTTAAAGAAATGAAACCTATGTATAATGATCTTGATACTTTTATTCAAAAAGCAAATGAAAATCATTTTGGGTTTGGTGACATAAGAATTACAGAGAATGCACAATTTACAGAATATCCTGAAGGAGGGTTTTATGATTGGCATATGGATTGTGATACACACATGGCTCATGAACCACCGGTTAGAAAAATATCAATGACTCTTTTATTAAATGATCCATCAGAGTTTGAAGGTGGACATTTAGAGTTAATGGCACCTGGTAAATTTGCAGAACTTAAACAAGGTCAGGCCATAGTTTTTGCATCTTTTTTAAATCATAGAGTACAGCCAGTAACAAAAGGAATAAGACAATCTCTTGTTGTTTGGTTTGGAGGTAAACCATTTAGATGATTAAAGAAGGATTTTTTCCCACTATTTTATACGCAAAAGATTTTCAACTTGACCTAAATCAAATGACACAAAATATTATTAAATGGTCAAAGGAGGATAAAGGAATTACAAAAACAAATGTAGATGGTTGGCATAGTGAAACAAATATGCATACTAAAATAGAATATAAACCTTTAGTAGATGAATTATTTAAGATGGTTTATGAAGTATTTAACGAAGAGTGGTTAGATGGACGAGTTAAAATTGGAAATATGTGGGCTAACATAAACCCACCTGGAGGTTATAATAAACCTCACGTGCACCCTAATTCTTTATTTAGTGGTGTTTATTATGTAAAAACTCCACCTAATTCTGGTCAATTAGTTTGCAGTGATCCAAGACCAGGTATTCAAACGTGCATGCCAAATAGAAAAAAAGGCGAACCTCCTAAACATTTGTGGAGAGACCTTCACTTACAACCTAAAGAAAATAGAGCTATAGTGTTTCCAGCGTGGCTATGGCATTCTGTACAACCCAATAAATCAAATGAAAACAGAATATCAGTAAGTTTTAATTTTTTACAAGATGGCTTTTAATAAATATCAAATAATTAAAAAAGCAATTAGCTATGAGTTAGCTAATTTTGTGTTTAACTATTTTCTTCTTAAACGAGATGCAGTTAAATGGATGTATGAAAATAATATTACTTATGATACTGGAATGCTTGGCACATGGACTGACAAACAGATTCCAAACACTTATTCTCATTATGCAGATCCTGTAATGGAGACCCTTTTAATGAAAGTACTACCAGTAATGCAGCAAGAAACAGGCCTAAATTTAATTCCAACTTATTCATACGCTAGGTTATATAAGCATGGAGACGAATTAAAAAGGCATAAAGATAGACCTAGTTGTGAAATATCTACTACTATTAATTTAGGTGGTAATCCGTGGCCTATTTTTATAGATGGCACAGGTGCTGATAGTGTTATAGATGAACAAAGAAATATACATAAACCTAACGCTCCCAAAGGCACTAAAGTCTTACTTGAAGTCGGCGATATGCTGGTATATAGTGGATGTGATTTA